TACCTTTGTAAGCCATATAAATAGATCTATAGTTATTAAATGTATTACTATTTATAAAGGTAAAAAGGCATATGTCACACACAATATTAACGTTCCCAGAGACTCTGAGGTCAAAAGTATCAGAAGAAGGCTTTCCTCACGTGTCTTTCTCTATGGTGAGAGGTGAAATGGGAGAATTTACAGACATCCATCTATTCATTCCAATAGGTATGGCATCAAACGATAGCATGAACTATGGTAGCTCAGAACTTGGTTCAATCGGCGCTCTTGCAGCAGATAAAAGACTTGGTGGTAGAGCAGGTACGGGTGGTACTAAATCAAAGACAGGATCAGACCTTGTTGCCAAGTTAACGAGTAAATTCAAGGCAGGAGGTGGTGCAGCCGGCGGTGTTGCAACAGCATTCGAGCTCAAATCAGGCCTTGTAGTCAATCCATATACTGCCACAACGTTCGAAGGAGTCAATGTCAGATCATTCGAATTCGCATTTAAGCTAGTACCAACATCAAAAGAAGAATCATTAACTGCCCATAAGATAGAGAATGCATTTCGCAAATACATGTATCCAAAAGAAAGAGGTACAGGTTCACTAGAGTATCCGCCTACGTTTCGTATCGAATTCATGTCAGGTGGTAAGCCAAACAAATACATGCCACGTATCATTGACACATATCTCACTGGTATGGGCGCAAATTATAACGCAACAGGCAATGCATTCCATGAAAATGATGGTGTATTGGGTGCTGCACCGACCGAAATAGACCTATCAATGACCTTCCAAGAGGTACGTTCAATCACAAGGGACGATCTATATGGTGAAGATCTTGTATATAAGGATGGTTACGACGATGCAGGTCATGTAGTTGGAGCAGTTGCAGATACTCCCGGTGAGGCTGCAGAATATACTGCCGATCTTCAAAATACCTCTATTGATCGTGCCGCTGAATTAGGAGGAGGATAATAATATGGGTTACTTCAGACAATTTCCACAGTTAAACTATGACTTCGATCGCAATGGTATCTTGCAAAAGGTTGTCGATATCTATAGGTCAGCACGCCCATTGGATGCATATCTAGATGATCTCAATGCATATTCCTTCTATAGTGTCAAGAATGGCGAGAGGCCAGACATCGTATCACAACGCCTATATGGCACAACACAGTATTACTGGACATTCTTCGTCATTAATGACTTCCTGCATGATGGTCTTGCCGCCTGGCCTATGAGCCAAGAGAAGCTTCATGACTATATGGATGAGGAATTCGCCGGAACCGTGATCACGACTAACCCAAGTGTGGATGAGACCGGCGATATTGGGGTCATATCCTCATATCCCAACAGTCTATCAGGTAGATTCCAGTTAGGAGAGACCATTACAGGTACAACCAGCGGTGCAACCGGTATATTAATTAAGAAGAATTCTGATATGAATCAGTTAGTCTTGCAAGATGTAGTAGGAACATTCCTTGGATCCTCCGCCCCAGGCCCATCAAACGCAACAGAAGGTGTAACAGGTAACAAATCAGAGGATAGTGTCAACACATATGACGTCTATAAGTACCTGGATGCCCCTCATTCATATTACCGTACAGATGATCCGGCCAAAAGAGTCGTATCAAACGGAATATTCATATCTGGAGGAGAGCCAACCGGAGAGTTATCATTTAGAACCAATAGATCATACCTATTCGATACAAATGAGGCAAGATCAAAGATCAGAGTGATAGATCCTAAGTATATCACACAGTTCGCAGACAAATATGAGGCAATCATAAACAATGAGTAGAGTCAATAGTAAGCTGGCCAATGGATCTGAGGCACTGATACCATCATCATATAACCTGGCAGAGGTAATACTCACTGCCAGTAATGGAGAAGTGCGAGATATAACAGACCTGTGTGCACAAATCAGTATACGTGAGAGTATCTATGCAGGTTCATTGCAATGTGACATCAATATACTGGATGCTGCAAATGTGCTCGAAAAACTAAAAGTCGTGAGTGGAGAGGTACTGGACCTACTGATAACACGAAGGCTAGCAGACGGCCAATCGGACAAGTACAGTCATTCGTTTAGGATATCAGAGGTATCGTCGTATGCCAAATTAAAGCCAGGCACACAGACATATGTACTCAAATGTATCTCTGAGCATGCGTATATGAGCCAGTTACACACCATATCTAAACCTTTTGATAACGTACCAGGACAGTTAATACAGAATATATGTACAGATGTATTAGCAATCGACCCAGAAGAACTATCAATCAATACAGAAACTAAACAAACTATTAAAGGTATATACCCACGGATGCGACCAATGTATCTAATTAACTGGTTAACAAGGAGATCTTATGACAACGGAAGTCCTTTCTTCTTCTATGAGACACTCGGCCAGGGTATTCACTTTGATTCCTATGAGAATATGATCAATAAGGAGAGTCATAACGAGTATATGCACAGTCCTTTTATGAATACAACGGTTGGTTCTGAGGAGAATATAAAGCAATTAAAGAATAAGATACTTAAGATTGCAACCGATTTAAACATGTCGAAGTATATCGATGCGGCGAATGGTGCCTACAGTAGTACGCTACACACTCTTGACATTGCTACCAAGACATATGAGAAGACTACGTATGAGTATGGTAAGGACCTTATGCTGAATAAGAACGGCGTGCTACCTACTGGGCTGAAGCTAAACGACAGGGCCATACAGGAGCACCGCGATTCGACTAACTTTTATGTGAGTTTGAACACCTCAGCTGTCAGCGGTGGGTCTAACTACCATGCACCAAATGATACCGATTTGCTTACGGCCAATGCCTATATAGAAAACATGGATGGTACGGTATTGACCATTAATATATACGGTGACTTTAAACTCTCCGTCGGTATGGTGATTACTTGTAATGTAATGAAGTCTGTTGATAATGCAGAGAGTGAACGTGGTAAAGACAAATACCTATCAGGTAAATACCTTGTTACCTCTATTAACCATAAATTTGAGGATGAGTATATCATGGAAGTGTTATTGAAGAAAGACTCCTATATAGAGTCACTTGATACAATAGAGAAGAGAGATAGATAATGCCGGATTTATTTTCAAACATATGCCCTCAAAAAATTTTCCCGGGTAAAAATCTGGTGTGGAGGCCGCGATGAAAAACTTAGATCAATTTATAGGTAGTCAGTTCACCTGGTTCATTGGATCAGTTGTTGATATTGACGACCCTCTCTTATCCAATAGAGTGAAGGTGATGCCATATGGTTTCTATGATGAGACCATAGATAAATCGCATCTGAACTGGTCGACTGTCATGATGCCGAATACCTCCTCTTCCTTTAAAGGGTTTGGCTCTAACCATGAGCTGATGGTCGGGTCCTGGGTCGTGGGTTTCTTCCGTGACGGTCCAAGTGCGCAGGATGCCATTATACTGGGGTCGATCGCATCCTCTACGGATGGGACGATTGACATACCAACAGAGGCACAACTCAACCCTCCTACCAATAAGGTACACAAAACCGAAGCCGGCCATCTTGTGGAGATCGACAATACCTCCGGCTCAGAACGTATCCATATCAAGCATACGTCCGGGAGCTTCCTGAGAATGGAGGCCGATGGTACGATTAATATGTCGTCCTCTAACCAGACTGTGAATATCGTCGGTAACACATCGATCACTGGTACATTAAATGTTTCGAGTACTACTCATTCTGTGGGTGATGTATCGACTGATGCGGGTAACGCACCGACACTGGCAACACATAAACACGAAGAAGTTCCTGGAACTGGTGGAGCATCGTCTCCAAGTCCGGCAACAACCATGACTTCTGTACCATATGGTGGATCTACAACAGTCACATATGACGCAGATGGCAACAAAACAATCGGATAAGGAGTATAAATACTAGTATGTCTACACAAATTTTATCAGATAAATCAGTTATAGGGGATACCAGGAAAGCTTCTACATCGTCACGTCTCAAGCAATGGACTGACCTTGATTTAAATCTGGCACTCCATCCGATTCGTAAAGATATTATTCCTCTTAAGGATGATCAGGCAATAAGATATGCAGTACGTAATTTGCTCGTAACTAATTTTTATGAGAAGCCATTTAACCTGGGAGTTGGAGCAAATCTAAGAGCATTGCTTTTCGAACCGGCTGATGCGATTACAAAACAAACATTACGCAAGAATATTATAAGAGCCATAAAGGCTGGTGAACAAAGAGTTGATATTGTCTTTGTCAATATAGTAGATGAACCAGATAATAACTCTTATAGAATACTTGTAAAATTTAGAATAAAAGAATTCGATGCTACAGATGACGTAGAAATCGTATTAAGACGTTTAAGGTAAAATACTATGGCAACTAATTTAAATGTAACCGAACTTGATTTCGATCAGATCAAAAAGAATCTAAAGAACTATCTAAAGACTCAGACCGAGTTCAGTAGTCACGATTTTGAAGGATCAGGTTTATCTTCACTCTTGGATGTGCTGGCATATAACACACACTATAATGCGATGGCTGCTCACTTTGCCCTTAACGAAGCATTCTTAGATTCTGCACAAATCCGTGGTAACATTGTATCACGTGCAAAGCTATTAGGTTATGTACCAAGATCAGTCTTAGCACCAAGAGCCCGGGTTACAATTACTGTTGATGTCACTAATGAGCAAGGTAATAAACCTGCATCGTTAACTCTTACTAGAGGAACAAAGCTAACTACTCAAGTTGATGGTAGAAACTATCGATACATCGTACTTAATGAACAGTCAGCAGTACTTGGAGAAACCGTTGCCAACAAATATATATTTTCGAATGTAACAATTGCAGAAGGAACAAGAAAGAAGCTTTTATACAGAGTAGACAACGATATAGAAAATCAGAAGTATCAGATATCAGATGATGATGCTGACACTTCCACATTAAGAGTTCTTGTACAGGCAAATGAATTATCTACGTCGTACGATAACTATACTAAGTTTGAATCACTGATTAATGTTGACTCATCTAGCCGTGTATATTATCTACAAGAAAACTCAAATGAATATTTTGAAGTATATTTTGGAGATGGTGTAACTGGTAAGAAACCACTGAACAATAATATCGTTACACTTGACTATCTATTTACTAATGGTCCTGATTCAAATGGCGCAAACTTATTTACTATGGTCGATAACATTGGCGGATATAGTAATATTGCTATTACAACATTGTCAAAATCAGACGGTGGTACAGTCAAAGAAACAAACGAATCAATTCGATTTAATGCTCCTCTTACTTTTACTTCTCAGAATAGAGCAGTAACATCCGATGACTATAGAGCAATTATTCAGAAAGAATTTACTAATATTAATTCGATCTCAACATGGGGTGGTGAAGATAATGATCCGCCTGATTATGGTTCAATTTATATTTCTATTAAACCTCTTGTGAACGAGACTTTAACTGCAACAGAAAAAACAGAGATTATGAGCAGCATATTAAAGGGTAAAAGCGTTGTATCTATTACTCCTGTGATTGTTGATCCTAACTTTACATATCTTGATCTCGACGTATCATTTAAATATAATCCTAACTTAACTGATAGATCTCCGGTCGAATTAACTGCTGTTGTAAGAGACACAGTTTCAGATTACAATTTCAACGAGCTTAATAAATTTGATGGTGTATTTAGACACTCACAATTACTTAAAGCGATTGATAATGCAGATCCTTCTATACAGAATAGTAACGTACGTCCATATATGTTTATGACGATTACTCCTAATAAGGCTGCATCAAATAAAGATAATAACTTTAATTTACAATTCACATCACCATTCTTTAGTTCAGGTTCTTCTACTAACTTTATTATTACTTCAACAATGTGGAAATATGCTGGAGAAGAAGTTTACTTTGGTGATATTCCAATTACAGGATCTACTAATAGACAGGTTATGGTTTATAAAGTCGTGAATGGAGAAAATGTTACAGTGATTAACAATGCTGGAACTATTGATGTTCAGAGTGGAACAATTGCATTAAACAACTTTATACCTGATAATGATTCTGTAGATACAATTAGAATTACAGTTGTACCTAACTCATTAGACCTTGCTCCAAAGAGAGATCAGCTTATTGCAATTGATCCTTTAAGAGTTCAGATTACTCCAAGCGTTGATACAATATCAGTGGCAGGATCTTCTGGTACAATAGATTATTCAACGACCGCAAGGCTAAGATAAGATGGCTGGAACTCATAAAACAAATAATACACTCTTCTCTTCAGATATATCCTCACCTGGATATATTCAATCTGTTGCGTCTTCTAAAAGTAAGACCAAAGAAAATCTAAGAACAGAAGAACTAATCCCATCTGAGATATTAGAAAACTCGGGTGGATTACAATTATTATTAGAAGCTTATTATAAATTTATGAACTTAGAAGAGTTCGTATATCAACAGACAGAAACATACACTGATGTTGTGTTAGATAATAAAGCAGTTTTTAGAGTTAGTGATCCAAGAAATGAAAACGATCACTTTTTTACAGATGATGATGGAGCTAACTCCACACTAACTTTAACTGATAGTGATGGAGATATTGTAACATATGTGCTTACTGCATCTAATGTTAATATAACCAATGGCAATAATTTGCCTGGTTCTCTATCGCAATCAACATCTGATATTGGTAAAACTTTTACTGTTAGTTTCGGACATCCGACTAGTAGTGGTTATGTCAATTACAATACACAGACAGCAACTCTTACTACCCCAATAAAATATTGGGCTGGCCCTGGTGCTTCATATGCTCTTAATACAATTGAAGAGTCTATGGATATCGATAGCACAGCCGCAGCTTATTTGGAATTAATCCAAAAAGAAATTGCGGCTGTTGTTCCACGTTCTATCCAAGTTAATAAAAGAAACTTGTATAAAGCAATTACAGATTATTATAAAATCCGTGGTTCGTCAGATTCTATTGAAGTATTTTTTAGGTTATTATTTGATGACGAAGTTGAGGTTGAATATCCGTGGGATAGTACACTCATTCCTTCTTCCGGAAACTGGGAAGTAAATCCAGCTCTTCCTAAAGGAGGTATCTATTTAGATAAAAAAGGTTTCTTATCAGATACAATTAAAGTTCAAGACAGTTTAAGATATCAAAAGTTTTCTTATTTAATACGTACAGGTCAAAACTTGTCATCATGGGATTATTTCTATAATAGACTTGTACATCCAGCTGGATTTAAATATTTTGCTGAGATCCTAATCCAATTGTTCTTAACTCGTGATGAGTTAGGAGATGATCAAAAACTTTTAAGAGAACTAAGATACGTCGGTGGGCCTAAGCACAATCAATTAACTGGAGAAAGTTTCTTTGGTTATGGAAGAACAAACAGATTTACATATTCGTCTATGCCAGATTTACAGCCTGGTGTTATTGGACTTGAGGATATTCCTTTAATTGTTGAAATGTTCGCTTCATTGTTTTTACCGGCTACTAGTGTTGATGTTCATAAATCTGGAAGATTATCTTTAACTGTTCCGCAATCCGGAAGTAACGCCGGTAAAGTTACTGCAGTTGAAATTGCTGAGGCTGGGTTCGGGTATACATCTGCACCAACAGTTGTGGTTAACGGTGTTGCTACTACAGGTCAAACAATAACTCAAGCTACTGTCACTTGTACTATAGATTCAGATGGAAAAATTAATAGTGCAACTGTTACTGCTACTGGCGCAAACTATTCATCAGCCTTTGCCAATGTAGCTGCAAATCCAAACTTATCTAAGATTGCGAATATTACAGTTACACCAGACACTACTAAGAAATATTCAACGCCTCCGTTAATTAGCTTTGATGCTCCTACTTCAGTTGATAATCTTGGTGTACCTTTATCTACTAATGTTACTGCAACCGGCAAATATATTCTTCAAGCTACTTCAGTACATCGTATTGAAGTTATCAATAGCGGATCCGGATATACATCTCCACCTGCAGTATCAATAACTGGAGGTGGCGGTTCTAATGCTACAGCAATATCTTATATTGAACACGGTAAAGTGTCACATATAGATGTTGTTAATCCTGGATCTGGATTTACTGAGGTTCCTAATATAGCAATTGTTGGTAATGCAACCGCAAGAGTTCAGTTAGTTCCATCAGAAATTGCATCAGCTTCAATCACTAATCCAGGTTTTGGATATGTGATAATACCTCAAGTGTATATTGCTTCTAGGGCTAAAAATGAAGCTAGGGTTAAGTCAGATAAAATTACTAGAATATTGGAGTTAAACCATACTGACGTAGATCCAGTATTTAATAAAGTAACAAATCCAGTACAAACCAACCCATCTGTAAGAGGAAGACAATTATATAATGGTAATCTTTTACAGAAAGGTGTATTAACTTCTGGACAAAATTGGACTGTAACCGAGACTACTCCTACCAGTGATAAAGCTATGGGAGGTTATGATGTAACAGTAGTTCCTGCAGGATATAGGACCATCCAATCAAATGACTACTATAGTCAAAAAACTAACATATTAGAAAATAATATGCTTTACGATTTTAACGAAACTTTAGAGATATTAGGTAGTGTAGAATTACAAAGTACTTCTATAAGTGATATAAATAAATATAACGTGAATTCTTTTATTCACACAAATTAATAGGAAATAAAAATGACGGCAATAGTAACTTCTAAATTCAGAACGTTGAATGCAGAAAATTTCAAAGAAGACATAGCAAGCGCAAGCGTGTTTGTAGCGATCGGTAAATCTGACGCTTGGTCTAATTCAACTTCTGACACAACAGACACAACTCCATTCACCCCATACGATACAATTGATTCTTTAGTTGAAGCTAGAGAAAATATCTTTGCACTGAAGAAGCTAGCTGCTGGAGATGTATCGCATGTTATTCCTAGACATACTTGGACAACTGGCACAAGTTATGTTGCGTGGGATTCTAACGATCCGGATATCTTTGATAAAGCTTTTTATGTTATTACTTCAGAGTTTAAGGTATATAAATGTATATACACTCCTGGAACTGGTTCAACTCAAGAGCCAACACAAACATTAACTACTCCAACAGCAGAGTCTGATCTTTATATTTGGAAATATATGTACACGGTTGCCGTCGCTGATGCAGAAAAATTCCTTACAACTTCATACATGCCTGTTAAAACTATTAATGTTGAATCCTTTGCTGATGATGACGCTGCTGAGACTGCTTTATCTGAAGGTGACTATGCACAGTATCTAAACCAAAAAGCTTCTAGGGATTCTGGTACAGCTGCAGGTATTGAAAGATTCGAAGTAACGGCTGGTGGTACTGGATATAGTTCTGACCCAACAGTGTTTATTACTGGTGCTGGAACTGGAGCTACTGCTACTGCAGTGAGAACCGGTACAGTTGTGACCGGTCTTACCGTTACTGCTAAGGGCACAGATTATTCAACAGCACACGTTGTAATCTCTGGTGGAGGCGGTTCTGATGCCACAGCTCGAGCAGTTATTTCTCCGGAAAACGGACATGGAACTGACCCTGTAAAAGAACTAGGTGGTTTCTTTTCTGCTGTGAACACATTGCTAGATGGAACTGGTGGTGGTGATTTAACTGTTGGAAATGACTTTAGACAAATCACACTTGTTAAGAATCCGTTTAATTTTGGAACATCTACAGTTTCTACAGCAACAACTTTAAAAGCAACAGGAGCTTTAAGTTTCCAATCAACTACATCAGCTTTTCAAGTTGATGAACTAATTACCCAAGGAACAGGGGCTAACCTCGCTCAAGCATTTGTCGTTGAGGTTGATGCAGGAACCGGTTATGTGTATTACAACCAAAATTCAAAAACAGGTTATGGAAACTTTGTTACAGGAACTGCGGTGGCTGGTGCAACATCTGGAGCACAAGGTACTCCTAAGTCTTCTAGTTCACAATTCTTAATTAACCCAGAAGTTGATATCCATAGTGGAGATGTTATCTTCCTCGAAAACAGAAATCCTATTGACAGAACAGCATCACAGATTGAAGACATAAAAATTATTATTGAATTCTAATATAAATATTAGTTAAAAGAGAGAACATATGACAACTACCAATATAACAGCTTATAACAAAACGCCATACTTTGATGACTACTTTAGAGATTATAGTGGTGAAACAGTTGAAACTAAAAACTATCATAGGATTTTATTTCGTCCAGGGTATGCGGTACAGGCAAGAGAGCTTACTCAAATGCAAACTATGTTGCAGGCTCAGATTGATAGACATGGTCAATATGCTTTTAAAGATGGATCACGAGTTGTAAATGGAGAATTGTCGCTTAACGTTGAGTATGATTATATAAAGTTAGAGCCATCATTTACCTATAGCGGTACGGCTTATGCAAGCGCAACTTCAGGATTAGCAAATTTTAAAGGTAAAATAATCACAGGAACTGGAAATACTGGTAATCAGGTTACTGCTTTGGTTCTAGATGTAGTTGCAGCGGCTGGCTCTGATGCAGATACTCTTTATATTAAATATCAAAAGTCTGGTGGAGCTCTTGATTCAAATAATCAAGTTGTGCAAACCGTAGAAAAATTTGTTGCAGGAGAAGTATTTAGTTCCAATGCCGATACTCCAAAATTCGGTATGGTTGGTGGTGGTACAAACACCGATGGCGCGAATACCGCTTCAACCATTTCAAATGCAGTAGGAAAGGGATCTGCAGTATCTATTGCTGAAGGTGTATATTTTATTGCTGGATGTTTTGTGTATGTTGGTGCTTCAACGCTTATACTTGATAAGTATACGAACAACCCTTCTTATATAATTGGTTTACAAGTCGCTGAGAATATAGTGACTTCTTCGACCGACGGAACATTAGTTGATAATGCTCAAGGTGTTCCAAACACTTCGGCTCCTGGCGCAAATAGATATCAAATATCAACAACCTTAATTAAGGAACCTATTGATATTGCAAATAGAACTGTTGATGATTATATCACTTTAGTTACAATAAGCAATGGTGAAATTGCTGTAGATAAAACAGATAAGACTGCAGATACTGGTCTTACTTTAAGACTTGCTCAAAGAACCCATGACGAATCTGGTGATTACGTAGTTAAGCCTTTTGAGTTAGAAATCTTAGAACACTTAAATGCTAACAATAACTTTGGTAAGTATGCACAATCAGATGGCGGTAGCGCAGATAAAATCGCACTAGGTATTGAGCCATCAACAGCATATGTTCAAGGTTATAGAAATCATAAAGTTGGAACAACATATGTTGAAGTAGATAAGCCTCGAGGTGCTGATGCTACAGGTTTTATAAACGAATCTAATACGCAAATTAATATTGGTAACTATGTTAAGTTATCAAAGACAGGATTAAGAGGAGTTCCAGATTTAGAAAACTTTACTCCAATTACTTTGAAAGCCGTAGGTGCTTCAGTTGGTACCGCAAGAGTTCGTGGCATGGAATCATTTTCTGATCATGTCAGATTATACCTTTTTGATATCGTTATGACTTCCGGAAACTTCAGCGCTGTTGATAACGTAGCTCAGTCCACGTATGGTTTTGTTGGTAACTTTGTTCCAGCAAACGATGGTACTAGATTTGCTGTTGGTAATAACACGAGCGTTTTCGAACTTCCACAATCTGCTATTAAAACATTAGCCGATCCAAGTAGAGATACTACATATTTAATTAAAAGGATTTTTCAGGCAAGTACGAGTGGAACTGGAACGTTGGCTATAACAACTGCTGTCGGATTGTTTGAAGATGTTAACGATATCATTATTGCTCCTACAGGGGCCGACGTTAAAACAAATGTAAGCGGTAATATAACTGCCGGCGGTAATGGTACAACTGGTGTTACATTCTCTAATGGAATTGGTGTTGGTAATAATGTTGCATGTAATGTGATTGCTACAATTAAAAAGACTATTGCGCCAAAAACAAAAACAAATACAACTTTAGCTAAAACTATAAATGTCACAAATGGAGATGCAGCTTCGTATGATTTAGATAAAGCAGATATCATAGAAATTGTTTCTATAATAGATAGTGCTTCAGTAGATCATAAAGATAGCTTTACATTAGATAACGGACAGCGTGATAATTTTTATGATGAAGGAAAAATAATTAAGAATGCAGGTACTGCGACTTTACCTACTGGAAATATGGTAGTAACATTTAAGTATTATGATCACGGTGCGGGAGATTATTTCTGCGTCGATTCATATCCTACTTCAGATTATGCACAAATTCCTACATTTTCAGCAACTAGCGGTAACCTACAATTAAGAGACTGTATTGATTTTAGATCTAGAAAGTCTGATGTTGCAAATGACTTTACAAGTACTGGTGCAAGTTTGTGTGGAGCTCCTAAGCCGGGTCATGCATTAACTGCAGACATCAATTACTATTTGCCTAGAGTTGATAAGCTAATAATAAAAAGAGATGGTGAGTTTGAAATTATTAAAGGTGTTCCTTCAGAATATCCACAACCACCTGCTGATAGAGAAGACGGTTTAACACTGTATCAGTTAAAACTTAAACCATATGTATTTACATTGGCTGACGTTATCCCAGAAATACAGGATAACAGAAGATACACAATGAAAGATATTGGCAAGCTTGATAAAAGAATTAAAAATTTAGAATACTATACTTCGCTGTCTTTACTAGAGCAATCAGCAGCTGATGTTCATATGGTAGACGGTGCGGGTCTTACAAGATTTAAAAACGGAATTTTAGTAGATTCGTTTAAAGATCAGCAAGTTGCTGATATGGCCCATGAAGAATGTAGTGAATCAATCGATAAAGAGAACGGGTTATTAAGACCAGAATGTCCGGCTAAAAATGTTAACCTAATAACTAAAACTTCAGGTGTAACTAATACTGCTACAAAGACTGCATCATTGTGGACAATGCCATATACACACGTTGATCACACAGTTCAGCCTTATGCTTCAGTTGCGATTAACGTAAATCCATATAACGTATTTAGCTGGGGAGGACGAGTCCAGTTATCTCCGGAGTCTGACGAGTGGAAAGAAACTGATGTAAGACCAGATGTTGTTATAGACGACGATGGACAGTATGATCAGTTTGTAACTAGAGCAAGAGAAGAAGGAATTTTAGGTACGGTATGGAACGAGTGGGAAACTAACTGGTCAGGAAGACAAGTAGAAACTGAGATCACTAATAGAGGAGCTGGAAGAAATAGTGTATTTGGTGATAGGTTTGGAAGATGGTGGAGAGGTATAGAACCAAGAAGATCTAGACAAACAACTCTGACTACTACTACAGTAACTTCAAACCAATCAAGAACCGGCTTAAGAACCGATGTTGCCTTTGACACTGTAACGCGTGAAACCGGAAACAGAATTGTAGAAGTTAACTTTATACCTTTCATGAGATCAAGAAAAATTTACTTTAAAGCAAGTAGAATGAAACCTAATACTAAAGTGTATGCATTCTTTAATGACGTTAATGTTACGGCTTATTGTAAAGAAGCTAATTACGTAGAATGGTCAGATCAAACTGCTGTTGTTGAATACCCTGGTGTTACATCTCACCCAGGCGGTGGTGGTACATTATCTACAAATAATAAGGGACAGATTACTGGTGAATTTATTATTCCTAGGAACGATTCAGTTAAATTTAAAAGTGGAACTAAAGAGTTTAGGCTTTCAGATTCTACTACAAATGATACACAAACAGAAATCACATCTGCAGAAACGATGTTTCATGCACAAGGTTCAATTGAATCTACTGAAAGAACTGTTATTAGTACTAAAGTTCCAAGACTAGACACAACTCGATTAAACGATTCTCGAGTTATTAGTGAAACGTTTAGAAGAGAAGCTACTACTTGGTCAGATCCATTAGCACAAACAATTTTAATTGAAAAGTCTGGTGGTATATTTGCAACTGGTATTGATTTATATTTCCAATCTAAATATCAGATTAAAACCGAAGGTGGTTCTGATGATGTAGAAATTCCAGTCGCAGTGAGTATTGTTACTACTGAAAACGGAACTCCTACTCAAAACGTTGTTCCTGGAACTGAGGTTGAATTATATCCAGGAAGTGTTAACGTTTCGGCAACAGCTGCTAGTGCGACAACCTTTACATTTGAAAATCCAGTATATCTAATGCAAGACCAAGAATACGCGATTGTTATCCAATCGGATTGCGATGAGTATGTAGCATGGGTCGCTGAAATGGGTGGGTTTGATGTCACTAATACAGCTCATAGAATTAATAAACAGCCACATGGTGGTTCGTTCTTTACTTCTCAGAATGCTTCAACTTGGACTCCAGATCAAAGTAAAGATCTTAAGTTTACTCTTAAGAGAGCTGAGTTTGGTACTGTAGATAAAGAAGTAACTTTTGTGAATGATATTATACCAGTAAAAACTTTGCTTCCAGATAGTATTTCAACTGTTAATAACTCTGGAGTTATGACGGTTAGACATCGAAATCACGGAATGCACGGAACCGGCTCGAGTGTTATTATAGCTGGTGCGGCTGCGTTTAACGGCATTACCGCAGCTAATATTAATGGAACACATACCATAGCAAATATCACACATGACAGTTATACTATTACAGCAAAAAATAGTGATACCGCAAGCTCAACTGGAGCAGGCGGTGGTTCATCAATAACCGCTACTGAAAATAGGCACTATGATTTATGTCATTTGGTTGCTGGAATGACAACTGTTCCTAATACTGATATTAGATTTTATCTTACTTCGACTTCTCAAAAGTCTATTAACGGAGCAGAAACTCCATATGCAACAAATAATATAATTGAGATATTGCCTAATATGAATCAGTTCTTTGATACTCCTAAAGTGATATCATCTTCTGCGAACGAAAGCGGAGGCGCTAAAACGTTTACATTAAAAGCCGTTTTATCTTCGACTAAGAGTCACTTGTCTCCAACGATAGATGCTAATAGATTATCAGTAACTACTGTTCAAAATAGAATCGGTCATAATAATACTACTGCAGAAACCAATGCATACGGTGGTTCTGAGTTGTGTAAGTATATCACAAAGAAAATTGATTTGCAAGAAGAAGCCGACGTAATAGATGTTTATCTTTCAGCAAACAGGCCTTCTGGTTCAACCATTGATTTTTATTATAAGACATTACCATCTGGATCGGATGTTGACTTTAATTCACTGGCCTGGATTGCAGCGACTCCAGCTGATGTATTGCCAACTAATGATGATAATAGCGTATATGCAGAAAGTAAATATGCAATTGATCCTACTGGTAGTTTTGGATCAATGGCCTTTAAAATTATTTTAAAATCTAAAAACTCTGCAACGCCTCCTACTGTAAAAGACTTTAGGGCTATCGCGGCTACTTAATGGAGAATATGAATGCCTGCTAAGAAACAAAAAGTTGAGAATAATCCGAGTTTAGTCAGAGATACTGCCAACACTGCGATTATAAATACTAACAACGATGCGTATAACGCACGAAGAATACAAATTAAAGCGACAGAAAATAAACGAATACTTGATGAGCAGCAGACTGAGGATATAAATAACCTTAAGAGCGATGTTGCTGAAATCAAGAAAATGTTACAGAAACTAACTGGTGGAAAATAATGGCTAACAAAGAAACTAGAATTTATAAAACAGATACCTTAGAATCTCTTAGGCAAAAGTCTAACGAGATTTCTCTGCATCTAGGTGATAATGAGCAACTCAATGCTCTCATGGCCGATAAAACTTATCTGTACTCGGCTGGTGCTGGTGATACATTATTTGCTGGTCCTGATACTTCTTCTCCGGCTAAGACCGCAAGATTTGAAGTAAGTCCGGCGCATACAGTAGATAATACTGGCGGATACATTATTTTAGAAGGCGTTTCATCAATTGCATCTTCTTATATTGCCGGTGCTATTATTTATCAAGGAACAACTGGATCGCCTTCTTGGTCTGGAACTATTATATCAGCTTCTATTGGTAAAATTTTAGTAAGAGATTCCTCAGGAACATTTAGCATATCTGCAGATTTAAAAGTAGGCACAAGTTCTCCAGACACTATCGCTCACGCTAAAGTTATTCGAATCGTCACTGAATCTTATCCTGTAGGTATTGTAAGAGTATATAAGAATAATAGTGAACTAACTCAAGATATGACTGCTAACGGATTCCACGTAGCAAATATTAGAGCAACTATTACTCAATCCGGTTCGCCAACTCTTACTAATTATACTGAAGGTGTTACAATTTATCAAGGCGATTCTCAAGCCACACAGGCACTTGTTGAGGCCAATGCAACTTGGTATGGTACTCTACATTCTGTTTCTGGTGGAGTAATCAGAGTAAAAACATATAACGGATCATTTAATGCCGGTACATTAATAAGAGCATTAGGATCTACTGATACAATTACCGGTGCTAATCACGGAGCTTTAGTTCCGGTTGATTCTACATACGGTTCTTATATCGAACTAAATACTCCGGCTGCTTCGGGAAATGCAATTAAAGTTTTCTCATTAGATGTTGTAGCTGCAATTAACGAATTACAAGATGACATTGGTACGGTTGAGAGTTTAACAACTGCTGCTAATGACCTAGTTCTAGCAATTAATGAACATGATGCTGAACTTGGAACAATTACGGCTGTAGCAATGGGAACATCTGCTTCTACTGTAAGTACTGCTATCAGAGAACATGAAGATCAAATTGGTAATGTTGATATTACTAATATTGATGCTAACAATGATACCATTACTGGCGCACTCGAACAATTACACGATGAAGTAGGTGATGTCACCGCTTCTAATTTAGGAACATCCGCTTCGAACCTAACATCAGCAGTAAGAGAACACGAGGATCAAATAGGTAATGAAAATATTACTTCTATTGATTCTGGTTCAAATACAATTACTGGTGCACTTAATCAATTACATACCGAAGTTGGTGATCTTGCTCTTCATACGAATTCATCAGATTTAACAGAAGCGATTAATGAATTAGAAGAAGATTTATTTAACGCCGAGGGTGGAACTAAACGAACTAGATCTGATCTATTAACAGACGACACAAGTTCTATTGTAGATTCTATTAATGAATTACATAGTGAACTTTTTGTTGATGGTACTGGTGTATCATTCACTGGACTATCTGCTGACTTCTTTAAAGAAGCAATTGAAGAACTAAGAACTGAGCTTGGTAACCATGCAGTATTAGATACTAATGTAACAACTGATGCAGTTTCTGCGATTAACGAATTAGAAAATGTTCTAAGAGATGATACAACTCAAAGAACTGGTTATGTTATGGGCACGAATGCTAATAACATAATTGCTGCTATTAACGAAATTGAAACAGTACTAAGAGGCGCAAACGCAAATTATACTCTTACTACTGCTGCTCAAAATGTAAGAGACGCTATCATCGAACACGAATCACAGATTGGTAACATGGTGTTTGGAACTGGTGGTCCTGTCGATGCTGCCAACTCTACTGATCTTTCTGGAGCAGTCAGAGTTCTTGATGCTGAAATCGGTGATACAAGTTATACAGGAGCTGACCTTACAACTGCTATTAAAAATACACAAGATGATATTTTAGTTTCAGGATCACTTACAACTCTTAATACAACAAACAAATTTATTCAAGGTGCGATTAACGAAATCGAAGCTGATCTATTTAATTCAGGTAATGCTGGATCTGGCGGATCTAGAAGAGAAATGTCTGATCTTAAAACAGCAGATAAAACTTCTATTCTAGACGCTATTAATGAAATCTATGATGATATTCATACAAGCGGATCTGTTACCCTAGGCACATCAGCATCTCATTTAGTAGGTGCGATTAATGAAATCGAAGGTGTCTTCGATGCATCAACGTATGAGATTAGTGCTGGTTCAAATGCATTTAATGTAACCTCTGGAACTTTTACTATTGATTCTGCTGGAGATGTTATACTAGATTCTAATTCTGGAAATATAACATTAAAAGCTGGTGGTGCTCAATTTGGAGAAATAGACAAAGTAAGTGGTACCAATAATATTCTTATTAAATCTGGCTCATCTACAATGCTCACAGGTAATGGTGCCAATGCAACCTTTGCCAATAACTTAACAGTCACAAATAATTTAATCGTAAATAATGATGTTGATATCGAAGGTAATGTTGATGTTAACGGTTCAATCGAAACCGATGGATTATCAATTAATGGAACAACGGTTACTGCTACTGCTACAGAATTAAATGTAATGGATGGTGGAACATCTGCTACTTCTACAACTCTTGTAGATGCTGATAGATTAGTCGTAAATGATAATGGAACGATGAAGCAAGTTGGTCTTCAGAACTTTGAAACCTACTTTGAATCTGCATTAGATACATTATCAAATGTTACAACAGTTGGTGCACTAAATGCTGGTAGTATTACATCAGGATTTGGAAGTATTAATATTGGAACATCTACTATTACTACATCTGGTTCTATAACAGGTGGAGCAATTACTGGAACATCATTTACTATCGGATCGGCTGCTATTAATGAAACAGAATTAGAAAGAATCGATGGAACAAATGCTGGAACAGTTGTTGCTTCAAAAGCCGTAGTTGTTGATGCAAATAAAGATGTTACAGGATTTAGAAATATTACACTGTCAGGTGAATTAGATGCTGGTTCTTTAGATATTTCCGGTAATGTAGATACAGACGGAACATTAGATGTTGCACTTGGTTCGACATTAAGAGGTGCAGTAAGTATTACTAATAATACTGCTTCTAGTTCAACGACAACTGGTGCTTTAACTGTTGTGGGTGGCGTAGGTATTGGAGAAGATCTATATATTGCCGGTGATCTATATGTCGAAGGTGATAGTGTAACATTAAATACTGAAACTCTAACAGTCGAAGATACATTAGTTCTTGCCGGTAACGGTTTAACTTCCGAACCATCAACTGGTGGTTTTGGTTTTGAGGTTGGTCCAATCACAAGTCCAAGCGGTGTTGCTTCTAACGTAACAGGCGCTCATAGTATTGTATATAACTATGCGACTGACCGATGGGAAGCTGATGGTTCTTTGATTCTATCTTCTGCCACACTCGCAACTCCTCAAGTTGAAGGAGTCGATTTTGGTCCAAGCGACAACTTAACGTTTAGCGCAGGAGCTGGTCTTAGCGAAACTTCTGTAAAAACAGGCGCTACTATTGTTACTAATTATATTAACACTGATAGAGGTTCATCACAATATATATGGAAAACTATTACTGCTGATAGCGGTAGTGTTGCAGCAAACTCGAATACTGATTCACTTGCATTTACTACAGGAGCCGATCTTACAACTTCAATCTCTGGAGATGGTGTTGTAATTAATCATGATGCTCTTGGTACTGCTGGAACATATGGTGTTACAGGTACACAAGATGGTCAATACATTAAGTCAATTATTACTAATGCTCAAGGTCACGTAACTGGTGTAACATCTGCAGACTTTGATACAAGATATCAAGCAACAAACCCATCCTTTGAAATTAAAGTAAATAACACAAAGGTTGATGATGTATTCCCTGGAGATAAAATTGATCTTATCGAAGGCGTTGGAATTGACATTGCTGGAGCATTAGTTGGAACTGAAAGTAACATTACTATATCTCACCAAGACACTTCATCAGTAAGTAATCTTACTGAAAATCATAGTGGTAATACCTTTATACAAGACCTTGCGTTTACGTTTGATACCTTTGGTCACGTTACTGGAGCAACAGCTACCGAAGCGACGGTTACGATTCCTACAATAGGTAATGGAACATTTACAGTAAGCGGTTCTTCCGGACTATCTGGTTCTGGCTCAATGACTGCTAACCAAACAGGAAATAGTTCTGCTGGATTAATTAATACTGACAAAGGTTCATCGCAATATATATTTAAAAATATCGCAGTTAGAAATTTAGCTGATACCGTACTAGGAACTGTTGTTGCAGATGGTAATAATGATACGCTTTATCTTGACGCAGGAAACTCCGGTATTACATTAAGTGTATCTGCTGGAAGCGATCATATTTCTATTAATCACGCGGACACTTCAAATCAAGGTTCTGTAAATAATAGTGGAAGAACATATATTCAAGATATTACTCTTGATACTTATGGTCATATTACTGCTATTTCATCAGCAACTGAATCATACGTTTATACTCCACCAACCTATGATGGTGATGATATTAATATCGATACTGGTGCATTAACTGGCGCTACAGTAATTTCTGATTTAGATTTTAATATTACAACTAATACTCTTGGTCATGTTACTGACGCTAATGCAACAATTGCTACACGAAATATTGGTCTTCCTGATCTTGGATTTGCTGGTTGGGATCTTCATGTAAATGGTACTAAAAGATTAGATGTTGGAAATGGTGGTGTTGCTAATTGGAAAGATGGTAATCATATAACTGCTACATACGATGGAGGGGTAAGTTTAGATCACAATCTATTCACATCAGGCGGAACATTTGTAGGTGGTAATAATAACGGTATTGTAATTGAAGATTTCTATATTGATTCTTATGGTCACGTTAGAAGCGTTGGAACAGTGGATCTTGATAGCAGATATGATAATTATCAACATTGGCATTTAACTGCTGATAGTGGTGGCACAGCTCAAATTGATACAAATGAAACTGTAGATATTGCAGGTGGTACTGCAATTAGTACTGCAAGAAGCGGAAATCAGGTTACTGTTAACTTTGTAGATCCTGGTTACTTAACGTCACAAAGAACGGCTACATTAGATGTTCAAGGGAATAGTACTAATCCATATGTTAGATTGAATGATGGTACATCAGATCATGTCCGAATCATTGGTAGTGGAATTGTTACTACTACTGGTAGTGAATCTGCAGATACAATAACTATTCATGCCGCAGATACAAATACAGACATTAATGTTAATGATACTAACTTAAGAGCAAGGCTCGCAGGATTAAATCCAGCTCAAGGTGTTGTTTATATTGGAGACAGCGGCAACGATCTAGATCTAAGAATCAGAGGTAATCTAAGAGTTGAAGGTACTCAGACTATAATGAATACTGAGACTGTTACTACTGAAGATAATAAAATTGAGCTTAACTCAAATGCTACTTCTACTCCAACTGAAGATGCTGGTCTGATTGTTAATAGAGGATCGCTAACAAATGCAGAAATTTATTGGAGTGAAGCAAACGACCGATGGTACTTTACTGGCGATAGCAATGGTACTGTATATCCTATTCCGAAGCCTAGTGAATCTGACGTAACTCGCTTTTATGTAAGAGACGACAGCAACAGCGTAGCGACAATAACTAAAGATGAAGTATTAGCTATCGACGGTGGAACTGCAATAGGTACTAATTTTATTACAGTGAACACTGGCGAAAGCGATAGATTAGAAATTAGTCACTCAGATGTAACTAGTACATCTACCACTTCGTCAAATACAACTCTAGGTAATGGCGCAGCGTTTAGTGTAGTGTCTGGTGTTGCGGTCAATAGTCAGGGCCACGTAACTGGAGTTACTACAAAGCCATTTACTTTACCAACATTTCCAACCTACGGGGTTGCAACTAGTACAACACTAGGTCTTGTTAAATTATTTAGCAATACTGATAACCCAACTGCTGCTAATAGTGTATCATCAACTGCAGGTAGAACATACGGTGTACAACTTAATTCATCTAATCAAATGGTAGTTAATGTACCTTGGTCAGATACAGATACAAATACAGATACAAACACTCAAAACCAATATTCACTAGCTATTCCAGCTTCAACTACAAAAGCTAGATTGACTGGTTCGGGTCATGACGGAAATACTACCCACGATATTGAATTTGTAGGAAGTGGAGCAACAACAGTAACAAGAACTAATGCAAATAAATTTACTATTAGTTCTACTGATACTGATACAAATTCTGACACGATTGATATGGGCGACGGATTTAAAGTTTCGGATTCTGCTGGTACAGATAAGTTTACAGTAATAGAAAATGAAGAAATAAGATTTGCAGGATCTGGGGCTACATCTGTATCATTTGATGCCACTAATCAGAAAGTCACGTTTACTTCAGCGAATGATAATACAATTACTCGTATTAGAGAAGACAGCGGTACTTATAGATCAGGCGATCTCACACTCCAGAGTGGTAGTAATGTAACAATTAGTGAACCATCCGCTGGAGTATTTAATATTTCATCAACGGATACTAATACTGATACTAATTCAACTTATGATCATTCGTTTGTGGATAATGGTAATAACGTAATTCACAGATTACAGCAGAGCAGTCCGTCGGTTGCTCATGATCTACAATATGTAGCTGGTACCAATATCACCTTAACACCTAGTGGCGATGATATGACTATCGCGACAACGGCGGAAGTTAACCAGAATGCATTCTCGACCTTTGAATTAGGTACATATACTGCTGCAGGCGGTGGTACAGATATTACTGCTAATAGTAAATCTACCGAAATGAAACTTTTCTTCTGGGCTGATCAGTTTACTACTGCTGTAAATAATTCAACAAAGGTTGGAACAGTTAAATTACTATCTGATCAAAGAAGTCAGATCAGGAAAATGGGTACTATCGGTACTGGCAATATGACAATCGATGCATCGTCTACTGGATATATTTATTTTGATAGTCATAGTGGGACGAGTGATACAACAGGAACACATGAACTTAGATTTTCTGCAGGAGGTCAAATTGATGCCGATGGAGATATTATTGCATTCTCATCAGCAACAGCCTCTGATGCTAAGTTAAAAACTAATGTAAATAAAGTTGAAAACGCTCTTGATAAAGTATCTCAATTAGATGGTGTTACTTTTGAATGGATTAGAGACGGTAAAGAATCTGCTGGTGTAATTGCACAGAATGTAGAAGAGGTATTACCATCTGCTGTTAAAGAGGTTGAATCTTTAAAAGTTGAAGGTGAAACTCATAAGTCAGTTGATTATAACCAACTATCTGCATTGTTCATTGAAGCAATAAAAGAGTTAAAAGAAGAAAATAAATTACTTAGAGCTGAGATTGAAAGCTTAAAAGATATAAATAGTTAAAGGAAATACGGAATGGCGATATATTCTAATTTATCAGTTGATCAAGGAAGTACTTTTGGTGCTGAAATTGATGTAACAGATTCTAATGGTGATCCGTTAGATCTTACTGGGTATACGGTTGCCGGGCAGTTAAGAAAGACTTATACGTCCACAACTTCAACTGCTTTTACTTCATCTGTATTTAGTGCTTCTGGCGGGATTGTAAAGATATCTTTAAATGCCACAACTACGAATGCATTAAAAGCTGGAAGATACGTGTATGATGTCGAGATTACGAAAACATCAACAAGTGAAATAACAAGAATTATCGAAGGACAATTAGAGGTTAGACCAGGAGTGACAAGGGCAAACTAATGGGTATAAAAGCTAAAGTTAGAAATACAGGAAAATTAAAAGGTAAGGCTAACGCACAACAAGAAATTGTAGCTACTACTATGAAGATCCAAGCAGGCGAATTAAGCCTAGGCGATCTTGCTGATGTAAATACATCGGGGCAGAGTGATGGTGTTATGATGATGTATGATGGCACCGCTGGAGAATATAAAGTTACAACTCAGATTGAAAATGAAAATCTGAACATCATAGGAGGCACTTACTAGTGGCTAATTTAACAAGAATAAAAATCTTAACTACGGGCGCAACCACCAGCGCACCTAGTAATATTAAAACAGGTGAATTAGCATACTCCTACGTAGCTGGTACACAAGCAAATAATGGTGATAGATTATACATTGGTACAGGCGCAGAATCTGGTGGAGTTGCTTCTAGTGTAGACTTAATTGGTGGTAAGTACTTTACTGGATTATTAGATCACGTTCATGGAACTCTTACAGCGTCTAGTGCAATTATTACAGATTCAAGTAATAAGATTAATCAATTAAATGTAGATAATCTAAGACTTGATCTTAATACATTATCTTCTACCAATACTAACGGCGATGTTATTATTGACCCGAACGGAACGGGTAAGACTGTTCTTCATAACGTATATATTAATGGTACATCAGATTCATTAGCAGAATTCATCTATGATACAGTTGGTGGTGCAGTAACCGGTGGAACTGGTATTACAGTATCTAATGATGATGGCGCAGATACTTCAACAATTTCTATTACTAATACTGGTGTTACAGCTGGTTCATATGGTTCTGCAACTCAGATTCCAACATTTACAGTTAATGCTCAAGGCCAATTAACAGCAGCAGGTGTCGCAAACGTTGCAACTGCATTAACAGTTAATGGCGATACTGGTACAGGCGATGTTGATCTTTTAACCGACGATCTAAGAATTGTTGGTACTGCAAATGAGATTGTTACAGTTTCTTCTAAATCTGGAACCGATGTCACAGTTACACTAAGCTTACCCGATGATGTTACTATTGGAGATGCATTAACAGTAACTGGTGCTGCTTCAGTCGGTGGTAACTTCTCAGTAGATGGTAACGTTACTCTTGGTAATGCTAATTCGGATACAGTAGC